TTCCAGCATTAATCGCGGAATTTGCTATATTAGCTAGAGCCGTAACCGCCATAACTTCTAAAGCAGAGAATTTAGCATGTACAGTCTGAATGGCGCTACTCATTCCCGACATATCAAAGTTTTTAGCGGCAGCGCTTATATTCTCTAAACCCTTAGAAGCTCCGGTAAAATTTAAACTTTGTTTAAGTTTGTCAAGAGTTGACATAGAAGTTTTGACATTCTCTTCAAAATGCTTGTTGTCAAACCGCATTTCGACAACTCTTTGATCAATTGTCGTGCTCATAGCTTAGTAACCTCCTTTGAAAAATAAGTTGCCGTCATCGGAGCTTCTATATTTTCATTTGTTAGAAATACTTTACACCATTTGGATTCCCATTTTGAAAGAGAGACGAGGGAATGCTCCAGTTGCAATATCTGCTCTTTTGTGGTAACGAATTCTTGTTTCCGCTCGTCCCATAGTTCAACGGCTGGTATCGTAATTTGAAGCATTCCTCAACCCCCAATATTTTACTGATTAGTATTGGTTCCGGAAATTGAAGTAATAGTTGTCTTACCTGAATCTACCGGAATAATGCCATTCACAAACTTAGCCGCAGCATCGGCATCTGTGGCTAATTCCATGAACAGTTTAGAGTATGCCTCAGTCTGAGAAAATGCCGTCGAGATCTCATCCGATTTAATAAACCTCTTACCATCCGGACTCTTTTCTCCATACGCTTTAAGTATCAGCTCTTTGAAAATCTTAATAATTGTCGGGGTGTCCTGAGTAGCAACAATCTTCTGAATCGTTTCAGCCAAACCACCTGCTGTACTCATTTCCATTTCTATGAGCTCAGCCTTGGAAAGATTAAAGTAGAAGTCTTCAGTACGTTCAGAACCGTTATAATCGGTATAAGTAATGGTTTTCTTCAACATGATAATTTTTCTCCTTTCGAATAATAAAATATGGAGCCGCCAGCCGATAATCCTGAAATCGTCGGCATAAATGGAAGTTGCTTCTGCACCGGAAGGACTTTCAGTCACTGCCGTAAGACCGTTCCACGCAACGCCTTTCGGATATGCGTTTGTCGATGGTTTGACTCATGGTCTTACCTCCCTCCATAGAGATTCGGAAAGCTGGTCAAAGACGGGTCTTATGGCTGGATTAATGTAATCTCTGCCTTGTATATATGTACCATTACGAAGGGCATGACCATATTGTAAAATTAACGCAATTGGAACACCGTCTTGTATATTTGAATTGGTCCAGTTGATAACGATCTTACCATCTGAATATTTTATTGTATAACCCCAAGAAGATGCTGTTTTTCCAGTATCCACTGGTGTTGATTCCGCTAATGCTTTTACACCATCTTGAGCATATTTTTCGACAATCTTTCGATAATCGTTTCTTAAACTCTTTTTAAAGAATTTTTCCACATTATCGAAATTTCCTTTGTGTTTGAAACGAATCATGAGCATCATCCACCTGTGTTTAAAGCTCTTCTACGAGCCATATTTAATGCTTTATTACGTTGATAGATCTCTTTTCTACCCATCTTCTTTGGAGGTGAATTCTTAATGTTACAAACATTAATCAATGTCAACAGTCTGTTTAGATGCCACTTTTCACACTCAAAAGGAATATTAAAAACTGTCATCCAATAATATATTATTTCCGACGTAATAATTTCTCGGTTTATCTTTCTACCCTCTTGTAAATTTGAAAAGGTTGTGGCCGTCATTGGGTTTTCAATATACTCCCGCACTGCTTGTAGATGTTCATCTGTAAGTCGACTATAAACATCCTCGTCTACATTTTTGGTGATAGTCATACATTTGATATAGTCTATAATTTCTTCTAAAGTTTTTTCCTCTTTAGTAAGAAATGGTTTATGCCATTTTGATTCCCATTTTGATAAGGAGACCAAGGAGTGTTCTAATGTTATCACACACCCATCGACATATTGAAATGTATTTGTTAACTCATCATACTTTTCAATCGGTTTAAACGTCAACTTTAACATTGTCTCCCTGGTCTCCTTTCTCTTTATTCTACTCTAAAAGCTCTGGTGCAGAGTGTTTACATATCCTGTGGAATCACCCCCTTAATAAACGAGGTGGCCATCTCAGGATTTTTAAGAAGTTCGATAAATAGCTCGCTATACGCCTCTGACTGTATAAATTCGTTCAGGACTTCCTGGTTCTTTATAAACTTTTTACCATCTTCTGATTTCACACCATAAGACTTAAGAATGATCTGTTTAAAGGCCTCGATAATTTTTGGCACGTCCCGATCAGCAACTATTTTCTGCAAATAATTAGCCAAACCTCCGGGAATTGATAGTTCCATTTCGGCAACTTCAGCCTTTGATAGATGAAAGTAAAAATCCTCAGTTCTTTGATTACCGTTATAGTCGGTATAGGTAATAGTCTTTACGATCATTTGTCATACTCCTTTCAAGTATTATAAAATATAAAGAGCCCCTAAGTTTTTCTTAAGGGCTCTTGTGTATGTGGTTCAGTCGCCGGTGTTAATAATATCAATAATATCGGCAGGCAGGAGAAGCTCCGGCTCAGTGCTATTAGTTCCATAAAGAGTGTCTTCAATTACATTCAAGATCTCAGAGTCTACGGCAGTAGAATCGATCGTGACGTAAGCAGTCGGTTTGAATCCGGGAACATCAACAGGCGTTGTTGTAACTTCCCAGGAGAAAGTGATAGCTTCAGGGCTCTCGTTGATGGTTTGATAATTCTTCTCAGATGGAGCGGCTAGAGCTCCATATATGATGTGAATCTTGTAGCCGTGATCCAGACTCTGAACATCGTTACCAATCTTGGTAACATAAGACAGAGCAAAAGGCATTCTGGTCTGCTGACCTATATGAACTCCGGGAGTAAGTTCGGCAGAGCCGTCGCAAACTGCAAATTCATCAGGGTATGTATACGCCTCGATCGTGGCGCCCAACTCCTCCTGCGACAGAACTGTGCCATACTGAGTGTTATTAGCCCACAGTTTAGTGGGTTCAGCACCAGAAGGCGACACATTTACTCCGATCAGTCCGTTCCATGCTACGCCTTTATTATACGTTCCATCAGTATTCTGGACATAAAGAACACCCTTCTCTACGCCAGCTTCGAATAGACGTTCGCCAATTTTGTCCCATTGCAATCTAGCCATGTTAAATAACCTCCTTTAAAAATAAATGTTGAATAGAAAGTGATATAAATTATCTGCAACGTATTGGGTGACAAATTTACATGTCGGTAATGCGAGTATTTTATTTCGAATCTGACTCTCAATATTTGAATCAATAAGTTTAATTAGGTATTTGGTCTTATGTGTATATGGTCTGTCATTAGCAAAGTTCGAATCTATATTGTCTATTGAATAGACAATACAGGGATACGACAATCTTACTTTATCGGGGATCTGAAAATAGACATGATTTGACCCCAAAATATTCACAAGAATATCATGGAGTCTCAGCCTTCTTTCCATTGTATACCCCTCCTATAGTTAATACTATTCGAGGTCTTTGCACCTCGATATTCGTTACTTTCCAGTATGCTCCAGACCATTTCACATATCGAATATTTGGGAGATTTTGGTAAATATAAGCATCGGCAATGATGCTAATGGTGTTATTCAAAACTAAATTATCGTTCGAGCTATCCGAATTAGATTCCCAACGACGATTATACTTAAGAACGTCGCCATAATAATTTCTTTCAATAACATCACTGGACCAGATGCCTGGAGCTGTCTCTATTGGCTCACAAGAAAAACCGACAGCGCCATAAAACTTATTCATATTACCTCACTCCCATTTTGATTTTATTCCAGCATATTTTATGATTCATACCCAAAGACCTTGGTCAGCGTAAAAGAACCATTCTTATCGGCCTTTATATAGCCTATATAGGGTTTTTCACCATCATTTGTTCCTCCCATTAATACGGGTTTGTAGAAGGCGTTTTCGTCTTGAATCATGTACCCGCGAAAAAACATATGCTCTAATTCGTTAGGCATTACTGGAATCTTCAATTCTGCGTCTTTAAAAAGATATGGACTATTAGGATCTTTAAATGCCATAGGTGCTCGAATTGCAAAATGGTTCACTTATACGCCTCCTTTCTACTTGAAAAGAAAGGGGAAATTAATCCCCTTACTCAGCTCCCACGCTTCCACCT